AAAAAATAGCTTTTGGTGAAAGTGAATATTTTACACTATCAATCTCTTTTGGATCCATAGACCAAAGATGACAATATACATCCAGTTCATTCGCATCGATGAACTTTTTTATATTTTCTTTGGTCTTATCGAATGTTCGATATTGACCAGACAGTACCATACACTTTTTCATTTGTACCAATACCAAACATCACATTCTGTTGTCATTATTTCTTTGTTGACTGTTGCTGCAAATTCTTTGGCTGCACGGTTGACACCTTCAATAGCAGTAAAGTCATGGCCAGAGAAAATACCACCATCTTTAAGTAAGGGATAATAGTTGACACAATCTTTGCTTAGTTGATCGTATGTGTGAAGCCCATCAATAAAGATAAAATCAAATTTCATGTTATTGAAAAATGTAACAGCATCGTCTGATGTTTTGCGGAGAAGTTCGAATCGTAGTTCATGCACTTTGATTCTTTCCATCATTCTACGATATACTTCTTCTCGTTCATTCAATGGTCTACCGTTCCAATCAACATAGTTCTCATATGGATCAATAGAATACAGATAGAGTGTTGGGTTTGATTCTAGTAGAAATTGTGCTGTATCTCCAATATCACATCCAATCTCTAATCCAACAGGATTGTGCATATCTTTGATTAGTTCGCCTAGACCAAATCCCGAACACTTGAATGCTGGTGTAGGATTTGATTGTTTTCCAAATACAATTTCGTTTGTGTCAAAAGTAATAATATCACTCATGGTTATGTCCTATAGGTAAAATATTCAGATTCGTCTTCTTGTTTGTATCTCTTCATTACAAATTTTTTCCATTCTGGAACTCGGTCATATTGATGTACAATTGTAAAGTCCAACTTTTGATTTGTCCTAACGATACCGTCTTCAAACACAGGTTCAGCCTCAGTTAGAAACGGTCTAAAAGATTTAATCTTAGAAGGATCAGCTGTAGTACCAGCTTGCATGGCCCATCCAGATTCCTGTTTCAAGAAGAGTGTTGCATCTTTATATGGTTGTGTATTTAACAACACATTATAGACAGCTTGGTCGACGATTGGAATGGGTCGATTGACTGCGTTGGTGAAGATGTTGAATACTAAGTCTTTAACATATTCTGAATAACCAGCGATTGTGCCGACATTATAGATTTCGCTGTCTTTCACCAGGTCATAAACATAAGGACCATATGTTTCCATTAAATTCCTATCGCCCCAAGGTTCATCTTTGTATATCATACCTTCAGAACCTGCAATCAGTTTTTTGTTTGTGTTTTTCAATAATTCTTCCATGTGTTGAAATGGATTTTTTTGAAAGTACACATCTTTTACATCTGTGGTAATTACATACTTGTAATCTTTGTATGTGTCTCTAAGATAATGGAAGATGGACAAGAAACGCAATACATGTACAGGTATTTGATTGATTGCTGCGCGAGGCATATCAACAAGGCCAAATCCTTGTTCAATCAACCAATTTTTAGTTTCTTCCGAGATGTTGCTGATACACATGATCTTATCAACATTTTCATCACAAACTTCGTTGATGGATAGAACCCAAGGTTTAAGTTGATTGATTCCGTAACCGTATACACCACCAATAATTAAATTTTTCTCCACGGAAATTCTCCATTATATTTTTGTTTCATTACTTCATTACCATTCAAAAAGAATTCTGCATTGACGGAACCAGGATTGCCATCAACACAATAGTTGACAGTGTATTTGCCTGTGCAATCAAAATTATTGAAATATGATGCTAGTGTATGAAACCAAACTCTGTCTTGGCCCCAGCCGCCGTGCCAGGCCTGAGCTAATCTTATCGCAGTTTGTGTTTTAATGCAATAGCAGTTAGTATCTATATGATTTGCTCCGTGATATGTTTGCCATTTACCTAGAGATTCACAATCATCGTTGCAAACATAATCGCCTTCTTTATTCCTTATCTGTCGGAGAGAATAGGACCAATCCAGGTTGTTTTGTTCGACGGTTTTGATACATTGCTCTACATGATCCGGTTCGAACCAACAATCCTGGTCGAGGTATAGAACATAATCGGTATCAATCAGATGGGTGAAGGCCGCATAAACTCGGTGACCATAAAACCCATTGGCACCAACATTTATCGGTAAATAACACTCTTTGATTCCTTCGCCTCGGTAATCACTTAGAATTACGGAAGCTTTTCCGGAGAATTGTTCTCCGTCTACAACCACATAACATTTAGTTTTGTAAGTTTGACGTAAGACACTTTCAATACTGTTGCGTAAACCAGAGGCACCAGTAGTTGGTATAATCACAGTTGCTGTCATAACGATGCCTTATTTAATTAATACAATTTACCGAACGGACCGAATTGTTGTCCTTTTTTCTGTGCAAGTAAAGTAATTTTTGTCATAACTTTATTCAAATCTTTTTTGTCCAATTTTACTAACTCATAAACCAATTTTAATTGCATTAATTTTGTGTTGCCAATCGGTGGATCAGCCATCATTATTTGCAACATATTTTCCGAAAACTTTTTCTCATCTGTAATAACAGTATCAACTTTTGTTTTAATAAAATTAAACATCTTTATGAATTCTTTTTTTCTATCGACAAATTCATAAGCGACTTGTGGATATTCTTTATTTGAATTAGAAAAATTTACTCCGTATTCTTCGAACACATTCATAACCATATCAACAGGAGCTTTTCCCAAACGAGCAGCCGAAGCACCTGAGGATGTTGGTTCAAACTTCAAATTATTGAATCTTGAAGAACTTATTGTAGTAATTTGATATTTAATTTTTACACTTTTTCCATCTTCGACTGCATTTAACACAATAGTTGTATCTTGTGTTCCCATTTTTATTTTAGATCCTGGTTGTAAAGAGAGATCGATCTTGATTGATGTAACATCAAAAGAATAATCTTCTTTTAAATATTCTAAATCATCACTTACATTTATTTCTTCGTATTTTGCTTGTTTACCTGAAACTTTTTTCAAAGAAACGCCGACGATTTTTCTTTCTTTAAAGTATGTTCGCAATAAAGTATTTAATTCATTGATTGTTTCATACTCATTTTTTTTCATTATACTTGTTATTTCAGAAATAACTTTCTTTTCATTTTTTATACACCATATATCTGCCGGATCCCAAGCATCTTTTTTGGAAATTCCAAATTTATTTTTGACAACTTCCGAAATAAATTTCATAAATCCATATTCGCGATTAAATTCGGTAAAACTGGAATCTGAAAATTCTTGTAACATTTTTTGTTGTTGTAAGAAAAAAGTTTCTAACCAGTCTTTATCGACCGTTGGATAAATTCCATTTTTTCCACCAAGTTCTTCATATTTTGGATCGTTAAGTATATCTTGCCATTTTGTATAACGTATATTATCTTTTAGGGCTCGACGAAAAATCCAAGCTGACCCGAGTTCTTGTTGTCTTGTTAATTCTGCCGCTGAAAGAGTTTTCGGTTCTGCCATGGTGACCCCAAATAAAAATATTTATCTGATGATTTGAATCTCTTTACCTGAGGTCCATACCTCCAATTCATTCCTCAATCTATTTTCTTTCTTTAGAGTTTCGTATCTATTCGTGGCCTTATTTTTCCACCACTTGATCAAGTTTACCAAATAATGTTTTTCGTGGTTTTCTCCAGGAATTAGTATATCGGACTTACAGTTAACGTAGTCCGTACTGTTCTTGAAACCATAATCGCTGACATAATATCTTTTCTGTTCTGTCAACCCTTTTGCGTTCTCAATCGTTTCCAAGAATGCTGCTTCCTCAGGTGATCCTTTAAGTGCAGCTTTTACCAAAGCCACAATTTTCATTGTAGTCTTTAATTTCTTACTTGAAGAATCTGGATCCACGATTTCTCCCACCTTATCCTCTACAAAATTTCTAAGGTCTTCATAGGCCTTTCCATGCATCAACGGAACAAAATCACTATCAGTCAGACCCTTATAACGAATGTAGGGTTTCATACCATCATATTGTGAGACTTGTTTACTACTACCATAAAGACTGGTCGTTTCAAACAAACACAAATTCATATTGTATTTTCGATTGACGATTTCTCTAACTTCATGTGAACAACAGATTGCAGCTAGAAGTTTACCACCAAGATAGTTATAACCAAAAGGTTGAGATGGCACAATAACAAAACCCATCATAGATGAATTGTTGAATCTGGTAGCCCATTCTGGTTTCTGTGTGAATACTTGGCCAAGCATCTCGTTTCTAGGTTTACAATTAATTACTGGTGAACCAAGTCTAAGAAAACCAACAAACTTTTGAGTGTTCTTTTCTTTGACGGCCAAACGTATGTTTCGCCCTACTGGTGAAATGTTAATGTGTGATGAGGTAATATTCAGAAGTGTTTCCCATGTTTCTTGCGGTATCTCACACACTTCAAAATCCATATCATTAGGATGTAGAGAAAAGTCCGAAAATAAATCTTCTTCTATAGGAAATAGAGGACTTGAAGGGAGATCAGACAGAGATGCCAATTTTTGATCCCGCATGTAATCATCCACTCGACTAAAGTTTGAAAAGTAGTCATAAAATACCTTTGCACAATGTAAAGCTTCTTCTTTGGTTAAATTCATACTTTGAAACCTTCAAATGATTTCTTTTGTGGTTTCTGTGATGATCCCGAATCCACAATATCGTTCTGAGCTTGTTGTTCAACATCATACAACCTCATCTTCGCTCTGTCGATACCCAAGGCAAATCTTTTGTATTGGGTCGGATCGGAGTAACGATTCTTCAGTTGTTTGACCATGATTTGGCCAAGTTCTTCTAAGTCCTCCGACGATATCAAAGCAAACATCAAGTCGGCGGTCGCCGGGAGCCCAAACGATTCTGACGTATCTTCCAGACCTGGATCACTACTAGTAAATCCGCTACGGGTAGTCTGTGTAGCAGATACAATAGGAACATTGAACTCGACAGCCAGACCGCGCAACTCTTCTGCAATCGCTTTAACATAGGTATATGAATTAACATTAGCACCGGCTTTAATACGAGAAGAACAACAGATGTTAAGATAATCAATAAAAATGATATCAGGAACAAAAGACTTTTTGAGATTAAGTTCATTTAATAGTGTCCTGAAATGTGTAGATGAAGCCGATGCAGTTGGATACTCTTTAATGATAAGTTTGCCGACAACTTTATCTTTAAGTTTATTGATTTTTCGGTCATAAAGTTCTTTTGTCAACTCGGATAATTCATCTACGGTTACGTTGAGTAGATTCGCGTCAATTCGTTCCGCAATTTTCTCCTCAGCCATCTCCAACGTAATGTACAGAACATTTTTGCCTTGAACCATGGCACCAGCAGCCACATGACACATGAAAAGAGACTTGCCCACACCGGTACCAGCCAAGGCGATGTTGAGTGTTTTATTTGGAAGACCACCTTTTGTGATTTTGTTGAAATAGTCCAAGTCAAACGGTATTCTCTCTTCGTGTCGATGATAGAATTCGTAACGCTCATCGGTGTTCTCCAAATAATCATGGCCAACAGAATTATCGAAACTTACCGCCAGGGCATCCGATAGTATCTTGGGAATCTGACCCTTATCGTGGGTTTTGTCTTTTCCATCAAGAATAGAAATCGACCCCAATACTGCATTGTAGATTGCCTTCTCTTGACAAAATTTTTCTGTTTTGTCAACAATCCATTGAATCTCGGATCCTTCGCGTGGAGATTTTGTAACTTCTTCGAGATAAGCTTTTGACTTCTCCAATTCCTCATTCGTGAGATTTCGCCTCTCTTGGATGGCCAATCCAAGTGCTTCAATCGTCGGTGTATTATTGTAAGATTCAACGAAGGAGGTGATCTCATTGTAGATGGTTCTTTCTGTTCTATCGGAAAAATATTCTTCTTTGAGGAAAGGTAATACTTTTCTTAGGTACTCTTCATTGTAAATTAGATTCTTGAG